ATCGTGATTCGCTCGCCATTAGATGTAAAAGACATTGTTTGGGCATTCACTCACAAACTTAAGGACGCATTTCCAATTGTGTCTATATCATTTGATGAGGTTAGTGATAGACCTACTAGTGTTGAACATCATGGAGGCGATCTTGACAACTTAGATGGGTATGATAGAATACCTGAGAGGTACTAATGAAATATGACATGATTGCAGCCTTAGTTAAGGACTGTCATGCTAAAATTGCAATGGCTAAGATGAATGTCTATGTATTACTAAATAATCCTGTTGGTGTTGGGGATCATCCTAATGTCATGGAGACTATTCAGGAACAAATAGATGTTATATCACAAAACAAGGACAGACTTAAAGTATTACAGGAGGAATTCCGTGGCGAAGACTAGAGAATGGTTATTCTATAACGCTGTTATGGCGTGGTTAGTTAACTATGCAGAGAAAGGAGGTGATCTTGTTAAACCATATCAAGATCTATTAAAGGAGTTAGACAATGAACAGTACATTACAACTAAAACACAAAAACGGGGACGTCCGGCGAAAAGACAAAGGACGAAAAAAGCCACAAGCAATCCGACAAGCAAGAAAAAGGACGAAACAACTACTGAGGAAACTTAAATGAATCGTTATGTATGTCATTATGAAAAGATGGGATGCATTGTATTAAATGCTAAAGATGATGAAGAAGCAGCTTGGTTAGGTCTAGCTCATGCTAGAATAGAAGGCACTCATTTAAAAGATGTACAATTAATCGAGGAATTTAATGACTAATAAAAAGAAATACTTTCCTAATAATTGGAAAGCATATTCACAATCGCCGGACAGTTTCTTTATACCTTTAACTTATGATGAGTTTGAGCGTTGGAAAATTAATGGTTGGATGTTACCATCATCAGTAGATTGTATTATCAGGGAGGAAGACATTAAAACTGGTGCAATCAGTGAGAAGGTGTATTGTAGTTACAAGGCTGCAGTTAAATATATAGATGATAGAACTTCTGGTAAGAAGTATGATGATAATCCTAAGATCTATACTATATGTAACAACGAAGCAGTTAATGTACTGAAACCTAGACATATGGTTAAAGATCATGAAGAGGAATATCTTATCTCTAACGAGGACGCAATAAAACCATCAGAAAACTTTTATGATCAAGAAGACTTTGACAACCCATACATTGAGGAGGATTATGATGACGGACAGTTTATCTAAGATATATGATTATTTTGAGGATGCAGTTAATGCTATACCACCAGATCATCCAAACTATCACGAAATAAGGAGGTTATTGATCTCACAAGTAAACGATGAACTCCATGATCATGCAACCTACAACAGAACAGATAGACGAGCAAGTTAAACTTGAGCGTGATGCAATTAAACAAGGTCTTAAAAGGTTACAAGATCAAACTATTAAATTAGAGAATCAAACATATGGTTCAGCTACTATTTATGGTATATCTTCTATACACTCTTTACTTCCAAGATTGGTATCTCGGATAGAAGATACTAACTCAAGGATACACGAAAGAAAAAATGGTGTAGCATTCAGGGATATACACAAATACTTAGCATCTTTGGATGCTGAATCTGCTGCTGTTATTGCTTGTAAAATAACATTTGATAAAGTATTTGGATATAAGGATGGATGTAATCAGGCAGTTAACGTATGCGAATCCATTGGACGTGCAATTGAAGATGAATGTCAGATGAGACATTACGAAACTCATGCACCTGGATTACTGAATACATTGAAAAAGAACTACTGGCATAGATCCATAGGAACACACCAGAAACTCGTTGTAATAAAGACATTGATGAATCGTTATGAGGTTAAACAATGGACAACATGGAATAGAACTATACGAATCAAACTAGGTGCTTGGTTATTAGATTGTATAATGGAATCTAGTAACTGGTTTATGAAGCAACACGTAAGACAAGGACGTAAGAATACCATATTTGTTGTCCCTACCCCTGAATTTATGGACATCAAAGATGATGTGATGGCTAACGCAGAGCTATTCGCACCTTTAGCTTGGCCTATGCTGATACCTCCTAAAGATTGGACTAATGAATCTGCTGGAGGATATATGCTAAATGAGGTAATGCATGGTCACGACTTAGTTCGTAGAGGCAATAGCCACTGTATACAGGGAGAAACACCACTAGCCTTTTTGAATAAGATTCAGAAGGTTGCATATACATTAAATTCTTTCACAATCATGGTCGCAGAGACGCTCCAAGATAGAGGAATTGCTGTAGGTAAGTTTCTACCTATTATTCATTACGATCTACCACCTAAACCTGTAGATATAGCGAGCAACAAGGACGCACGGTTGGCTTACCGTAGAGCTGCTGCTGAAGTAATGAATAAGAGAGCAGCCGAATTTAAAAAGTCATGCCGTACTAGGATGACTATGGAAGCAGTCAACCGATTTAAGGATAGAGATAGGTTTTTTTGCCCGTGGTCGTTTGACTATAGGGGAAGAGCATATCCGATTCCTGCATTCTTAACACCTCAAGATACTGACTTTGGCAAGGCACTTATTCGCTTCGCAGATGAGCAGATTATCACACATCAGGGTAAGAAATGGTTGGCATTCCAAGTAGCCACTACATATGGTTTAGATAAAGCCACGATGACTGAAAGGTTAGAGTGGACGAATGAGAACATTCCGTTGATTACCAGAGTAGCTACAGATCCGATAGATAATCTGGGTGACTGGGAGGCAGCGGACGAACCTTGGCAATTCTTAGCAGCCTGTGACGAGTATTACCATGTGTGTATCAAACATACTCGTATTACGACTGGTTTATGTGTTGCCACAGATGCTACATGTAGTGGTCTTCAGATTCTCGCAGGTCTCGCACGAGATCGGCGCACAGCGCAACTCGTCAATGTGCTGCCTGCTGATAGACCACAAGACGCATACAAGGTTGTAGCGGAGGTAGCCAAACCTAATTGTCCTGTACACATACAGAAAGTAATGGACAGGAAAACTGTTAAAAGAACAGTTATGACTATACCCTACAATGCTAAACCTTATAGTAATAGGTCATATATTCGTGATGCCCTATTAGAGAAAGGAATTGAGATCGACAAGGAAGATCTAACAGCTACTGTAACTGCGGTCAGGGACGCTATGGAACATGTTGTCCCTGGTCCTATGTCAGTTATGAAATGGATAGAGACAGAAGTATCTAAAGCTGTGAAACGTGGAGCTACTGAAATAGAATGGGTCACACCATCTGGGTTCGTAGTGAATCAACGTATCATGAAAAAAGAAAAGAAAGATATTAGATTACAGTTACTAGGTGAGTGTCGTTTAAAAATAGCCACAGATAATGATGAGGCTGATATTAATAGACATAGAGCTGCAACTGCACCTAATCTAATTCATTCACTTGATGCTTCACTATTACATTTAAGTATTAATAGGTTTGATAAGCCTATCGCCTTAATTCATGACAGCGTTCTCACACGAGCAGTTGACATGGAGGAATTATCGACTATAATAAGAGAGACATACATGCACCTCTTTGCGGAGCATGACTATCTCAATGACTTTGCTCAACAGATAGGAGCAGAGACAGCACCACCGATTATAGGTGACTTAAAACCTGAATCGGTTATTGAATCAACTTACTTTTTTTGTTAAAATGCCTAAAAACGTACACGTTACGGATGAAGTTACACTTGAGGGATTTCAAGCTATCCTAGAACCTGGGAAGTTTGGTTATTCACTCTCGGCTGTGGTTGGCGAAGATCTCGCTGATAAGCTAGAAACAGAGAGGGCTGATGTCCTAAGATGGGCAGAGTCTAAGCTCAAGAATCCGAAAAGAGCTACCCTAAAACCAACACCATGGGAAGAAGTTTCGGATGGAAAATATAAAATTAAATTCTCTTGGGGTGAGGATAAGAGACCTCCTGTAGTAGATACAGAGGGATCACCCGTTACTGATAAGAAAGTACCTTTATATGCAGGATCTACTGTTAAATTGGGTTTCTTCCAAAAACCTTATATTCTACGGGACGGGATTACCTATGGCAGTTCTCTTAAGTTGGTTGGCGTACAAGTTGTGTCAGTTAAATCTGACGGGGCTGGTGTCGATTCTGGAGAGTTGGGTGAGGATGAAGTAGCTGATCTTTTCGGTAAGACAAAAGGCTTTAAAGCTAGTGAACCACCTGTAGAAAATGTCGAAGAAGAAGAAGACTTCTGAAGAAGACCCTATTGTATGGGCGCAACGAGCCTATAATCAATTAAAAGAAAATAAGAATAAGAATGTTAAATTCAAGTCTAAGTTAGAAGAGCAAGTAGCAAACTTACTTACTAATCTCGGAGTTACATATGAGTACGAATCTTGCAAGGTTCCTTATACCATTCAGCATAATTACCACCCTGATTTTATACTGCCAAACTATGTATACCTTGAAACAAAAGGATACTGGTCCCCAGAAGACAGGCGTAAAATCGCTGCTGTTAAACGAGACAATCCAGACTTAGACTTGAGGATGGTGTTCCAAGCACCTTATAATAAAATCTCAAAAAATTCTAAAACAACGTATGCCAAGTGGTGTGATAAACATGATATCCCTTGGTGTGCTTATCACTCATTACCAATTGAATGGTTAACATGAATACACTTAGTGCATTCTCTATACCTATAGGTATCGCAGAAGTTCCAATGGAAATATGTGATAAATTAAAACCATATAAAGGTATGGATCAAATAATTCAAAAAGATCCTAACTATTCAATTTTGAATCAAGAGCCTTCAATTAAAACTCAATTAACAGATATTTTTTCTGATTGGGTTAACTCTCTTTTAGGGTTCAACCATAAGTGGGTCATGACAACATCATGGATTACTGATAATTCAGATGGTAAAGAAATGGATCTACATAATCATAAAAACTGTATGTATTCATCAGTATTGTATTTTGATAAATGTTCTGAAGATCACTCACCTTTAGCATTTATTAATCCAATAACATCACAGCTGAGTCAGGGTTGGTACTTAGAAAATAGTGCCAATAATGTTTTCACAGCTAATAATATGGTTGCTCCTTATAAAGAGGGTCTAATGTTATTCTTCCCTAGTTATTTATTACATGGTCACAGATCATTTAATTCATCAGTGGTTAGAAGATCTTTAGCTTGTAACTTCTTTGCTATTGGAGAGTATGGGGCTGGTGATTCTACTATGAATACAAAATGGTTAACATAATGGATGAATCAGAATTTGTGGCACATGAACCATGTGATAATTGTGGCTCATCAGATGCTAATTCAGTTTACTCTGATGGTCACAAGTTCTGTTTTTCATGTCACAAATACACACCCGCAGAGGGTATAAATCTTAAATCACAATCACCACGGACGATGACAAATGTCACATTTAGAGGAGAACCTGAAGCCCTCAAAAGAAGAGGACTCACTGCAGAAACTTGCAAAAAGTTCAGGATTTACAGAGACGCAGCTACTTTACGCTTTCCATATTTCACAAGCGATGGAGTACTTGCAGGATTTAAAATAAAGAATAAACAAAAGGTATT